AACGCTAGAGGGTATACATACAGTTGAATGGAATGATTGGATTATCAGGGGCATTCACGGAGAACTCTATCCTTGCAAGCCTGAAATTTTTGCAAAGACATACGAGGAAGTCAAGGAATAATGGATACTGCTTATACATATGATGACATTCAACTGATTCCAAAGTATTCCGAAGTGGAGTCAAGAAGTTCCATAGACCTTTCGACACAACTATCAAAGAATTTTCGATTGTCTGTTCCACTAGTGGCCGCACCTATGGATACGGTATGTGAATGGGAGATGGCAGTCGAACTGATGAGGTTCGGTGGTGTAGGATGCATTCACCGTTTCATGACGATTGAAGAACAGGTGGAGCAAGTCAAGAAAGTCAAAAAGCATACCCTGTTCAATCCCAACATTCCCGTAATGGCGGCGGTCGGTGCAACAGACAATTATATCGAGCGGTCGCAGAAGTTGGTTCTAGCAGGAGCCAATGTTCTCTTGATAGATGTTGCCCACGGTCATCACATTCATGTCAGAAAAGCAATCGAAAAATTAAAAGTCTTTCCTGGTGTTGATGTTATTGCGGGGAATATTGCAACGGGTGAAGGTGCTGAAGCCCTTCTAGAATGGGGTGCTGATGCCTTGAGAATCAATGTTGGAAATGGCGCACTTTGTACGACTCGAATCAAAACAGGATTTGGGGTTCCAAGCGTAACATGCTTGTTAAAAGTAATGGATAAAGTTTGGCAGAAGATTCCCGTCATCGCCGACGGCGGTATCCGCAACAGCGGAGATATTGCAAAGGCGTTGGCCTTGGGTGCGAACTCCGTTATGCTTGGTTCGCTGTTAGCGGCTACGGAAGAAAGCCCTGGAAAAATTGTGGACAAACTTCCTGTCGGTCTTTTCAAGAGATACAGAGGAAGTGCATCGTTGGAAACGAAGTTGGCCCACGGACTCAACGGCAGAAACATCGAAGGAGAGTCAGCAGAAATTCCATACAAGGGTGGTGCAAAATATATCATCATGGATTTGTTGGATGGCCTTCGTTCCGCTCTTTCCTATGGTGGTGCCAAAAACTTACAGGAGTTTCATCCTAGTTTTAACATCGTAACTTATTCAGGAATTCGTGAGGCATTGCCCCATTTGATAAAATGAACTGCGAAAAATGTGAACACTTTACGTGGTGTCCCACTATCGACCATTGGACTGTTCTCGCACCAAGAGATTATGCCAAAACCGATAAAGACCATTGTTATCACTATTTGAGGGGTTGTGAACAAATTCCGTATTATGATGATGGGAATTATGAAAATCCATGTCCTATTCTAAAGAACGAAAGGAGTAAATAAATGAAAAAATATAAAATGAAAGAATATGACCCGATACATGATTTGTGGATATTACAAAAACGAGTATTTTTATTTTTGTGGTTAGGCATTTCTGTGGGGTCAAAAGAAAAAATAGAAAAATTTATAAAGGATAAGGAAAACGACCTTATTTCTAAAGGAGTAAATAAATGAAAAAGAATGAATCTACAAAAATCAAGGTTACAGAAAATGATTTCAATTTTCTGAAGAAGGTCCAGGGACTCAACAAGAGCGGCGAAGTTCTTGTTCGTAAGAGTAAGACCAACGACAAGGAAGTGAACACGGTGCTAGTCGCCGATGACACTTTCACATATGAAGTCCAAGCGACCCAACTCAATCCCGTTTTTTCAGGAGATAAGTTCGGATTGAAGGACATCAAGTCGTTTCTGAAAACAATCGCAACCTATGGTGAGATGGAAGAGAAGGACAACGAAATCGTCTTCGGTGCGGACAAAAAGAAAATTACCTACCGCAAGTTGGACGAGGCTACGATTCAACCCGTAACGCTACCTAATCTCGACACCGCAGGATATACGCCGATTCAATTCAACAAGGAAGAAATCGATGAAATCAAGGCAGGTCTGAAAAACGAGTTCAGCGATTATGCTTCTTTTTCCTTGGGGAGCGACAGCAAGTTGAGACTGAAGGTTGGGGAAATGACCTACGACAACTTGTTCGAGTTGGAAGTCAAGGATGTCGAACGCAAGGAGCTGAAGGGTGCGGAAATCAAGTTCCTCACCAAGTTGAACCACCTGTCTCGCCTGTTCAACTCATTTGACGAGAACTCAAAGGTTACAATGTATTTGAAGGCGGGTCAGCCTTTGATTTGCATTGAAAAGAACGAGTTGACCCATACCAAGACCTTCATCGCTTCGGCTCTGCCTGTTGATGAGGAAAATGTAGACAGCATCGTTGACAACGCATAACTATGAGAATTTGGCCTGAAGATTATCGTCCGAAAAAATTTGAGGAAATGATACTGCCAGATGAATACCGTCAGACATTCAAGCATTATCTTTCTTCAGGGCTTCCCAATGTTATCTTTTATGGAAGCCCAGGTTCAGGAAAGACGACCGCCGCGCTCATTTTCATAAAAGAACTTGGTGCGGAGCATCTTCGTCTCAACGGCTCGGATACAAGAGGCATTGATATCGTTCGGGATGAAATCAAGAACTTCATTCAAGCCCGAAGTTTCAACTCCAAAAGGAAAATCGTGTTCTTCGATGAAGGGGAAGCATTAACTCCTCCTGCAATGAAGGCATTAAAAGAACTTACAGAACGATATCAAAAGCATGTTAGTTTCATTTTTTGTACAAACCATTTATATGTTTTTCCTGATGCTTTGAGAAGCCGTTTCACTTTATTCGAGTTCAGGAAGCCCACGAAGGAAGAGGGATTGAAACTCATTCGGGATGTCCTTGAAAAAGAAAAAGTCAAATACGAACCTGAAACTTTGGATAAAGTGTATCGTTTATGTGCAGGAGACCTACGAAGGTCTTTAGTATTCCTTCAGCGTTATTCCATATCGGGAGAGTTGAAACTTCCCGAAGACACTTACATAGAAATTTACAAACTCATCAAGGCGGGAAGTATTCAAGATATCAAAAGATACTTCGCAAGTCATTCTATCGATTACGATGGTTTGTATCGGTTCCTTTACGAAAGAATAGACGAGCCGAACAAACTCGCCTTGCTTTCCAAGCATGCCTATCAAGATGCTCTTGTTGTCGATAAGGAAATCAACTTTGTTGGTGGGTTTATTGCCGAACTTCTCAAACTCAAACAATAAATACATGCAGGAGAACTTGCATGAGACTGACTAAAGAAGAGGTTTTGAAGTACATCACAAGGGACGAACTGAAGTGGCTGAAGGAGTCTTACGACTTCTTGAGCAAGAGTCCGACCTCTTGCAACGAATGCGGCAGTAGCGATATTGAAATCGGAGATGCCGAGATAGAATCCGATGGTGATGCCTATTTCTACCCTGTTCATTGCAATGCTTGCGGGGCTTCATATGAGCAAAGATACAATATGACGGGCCGTGAAAATCTTCTGAAATATCTTGATGATGAGAAGAAGCACGAAGCCTACAAGGACAAACTATACAAGCAACGCATGGGAGAAAGTTTTACAGGCTCAGGCGCAGGATATCCAACAGCCACAGATGCAGGTGGCGGTCAAGCCATAGATAAAGCCCCGATGGGAGCAAAGAAAAAGAAGATTGCCAAAAGGGTTCGTCCGAAGTTGGCAGGAAATCCGCTAGATTATCTCACAGTCAAAAATCCAAAAAAAGCCAAATAAAAACAGGTTGTGGTATAATATACTTGGATGAATGAAGGAGTATGAATGGGAGTAAATCGAGAACACAAATACAAACATAAGCGGCGTTCGTGTATGATGTGTAAACCCTATAAGATGGGGTGGGGCAATCGATGGAAAACAAAGATGAAAGAGAAGTTGGGATTGATGAAGAAAGAGGTAATAAAGAATGGGGATTTATAATATTGTAAACTTTGAGTTGACTTGCCCCGTATGCAACGCTTTGATTAGAAAGTTTCAAACCAAGGAAGGCAACGGTGTCTTTGACATCATACCATTTCAGGAAGTGGACAACTTCTACGCCATCTGTTCCCATTGTCAATCATTGGTTGAGTTTTGGTATTCGCCTGAAAAGAAAGAGCGCACGATTCAAGATTACAAAATGAAGGTGATTCAACTTGGAAAATAGTCCTTTTCGATTTGTTAAAAATATTCAGACAGGCACCCCTCTATCTACAGATGAACTGAGGGAGTTTCAGCCTTATCTGATAAATCGATTGTACTATTATTCAGGATTGGAAAGGTATGCGAACTATATGAATTTTCTTTGGAGTCTGCCGAAGGAGTTTCAGTTCAAGATGTTCTGCACTTTCTTCCAAGGATTCAACCCGAAGGGATGGATAAAATCGGACAAGAAAAAAGAGTCCGACAAGTTGGAAGTGGAATACTTGAAACGCAAGTACAGGGTCTCAAGTAAAGTGGCTAGAGAGTATGCGGACTTATTGACCGCTGAAGAACGAAAGGAAATCAAAAAGAGATTCGCATGAACGATATAGAAATAGTCAAGAAGAATATCAAGAAAATGGAAGAAAGAGAACTGAGAGCAAAATGGATTGTGGACAGTTCAGGTTCTTTGAAAGAAATGCTTCCAAATATTGAACAAGAAATCATCAGTTTCTTATCACATCAGATTATTACCGAAATTAATTCCAAGTTGTTATTACAGATGGGGTTGCTTCCTCGTTTGGATATTATCAGAAGAAGGTAATTTGAAAAATGGATGACAAAATATATAATAACCTGACAATCCCCATCATTCGGAGAGCCTTTCCCCAAATGATAGCCGAAGAACTATTTCAGGTACAGCCCATGTCAGGGCCAACAGGACTAGCATTCAATCTGAAGTTCAATTACAAGCCAAGCATACCACGTTTGGATATAATCAGGGGTAAAAAAAATAGGGGATATCAAGGTAACGATTTATTGGATTCAGGAATTTTTTATGCCCCATATATTCCTTTATATACACATGGGGCCAAGGAAGAAAAAAAATGATACCAAAAGAATGTTTGTTTTCAGATAGACAAAAGTTGAAATTAATTCTGAACGGCACCGACAATGTTTGTTTGGGGGTATATGAAAAGGATGATAATGGGGTTTATAAAAAATGTGAATTTTGTCATCGATGTAATTTCCACGACAAAAATTCTTGTTTATTTACTCTACCTAAAAACAATCAGTCTATATTCAATCCATTGAGTGTGTCTGGATATGTCATCGGGGCGGCACCAAATACAGGTGGTATAAATGTAACGCCGAATACATACAACCCCCTATACAATAACAGCACATATAATAGCGCATACAATAATAGCACATATAATCCAATCTTATATAACGACATTTATAATAAAAAATTGATGGATGATAAAAAATTTGATATTTTAATAGCGGGTTCAACAACAGGAGCATAAAAATGAAAAGTAAAAAATCGAAACAAGAGTTCTTTGAGGAATGTCCTTTGGTCGAAAAACTGAACACCAAACAAAAGGGATTGTTCAGAATCAATGGTATGTGTTTCGTATTGGAACACTTTCCTGAACTGAAGGTCAACTGCCCGACCTGTGGATATTACAAGGAGATTCCACCAAAGAGTTATTCTTGCAAAAGGTTCTATTGTACATCGACCCAAAACTAATATATGACAAAACATATTATTTTCATATCCTCAAAAGAGGACTATACTAAAAACGAAGGATTCATCAAGGACAAACTGATAAAGAAGTTCAACTCACGAATCTATCAACATCTTTCTGAAGACTTGGCACATGGATTGGATGCCAACTTGGTCGTTCTTTTTGGAGAAGACTTGCTATGGAAAAAATTTCCTGACAAGGATTTCGGGAAGTTTTTCAAAGACCAAGACGGCCAAATGTTTGTTTCTATCAGGAACTACAAAGATTACGATAAGATGGAAAAGAAAGATGCGGCAACTAAAATCAAGGAAGTTCAGACCAAACTGAATCGGTTCTTTTCACGCTTTGCCATTGTCCGAGTTACCGACCGCAACTACTTCTACAGGAACCTTGATTTCAAAAAAGTCAAAGAGAAGAACGAATACAAAGCGGATTTCAAATACATAGAAGCCGCAGACGGCGAGTTCACTTCCTACGATGGAAAGAAACTGAAAAAGGTCTCCAAGGATTTTCAGACCTTTGAGCAAACTTATGAGGAACACTTGAGAGCCAAGGATTTGTTTTATTTTGAACAATATCCCAATATAGCACACACAAAGATTCTTCATCATTTCACTTTCGACATAGAAACAAATCTATCGTTGGATACCATCAATACTCCTGAACCCGTCGTTTCTATCGTTGGGTATTCTAGTTTGTACAACAAATATCTCGTATGGCTCCTGAAAAAAAGACCTAATCAGTATTACGACAAGGAAGAGTTCAGCAAGGAGAAAATATTTGAGTTCGACAACGAAGTGGATATGTTGAATAGTTTTTTCAAAACGATGTCGGATATTCAAGTGGATTTAC